CTCTGTTTGGTTTGTATTTAATATATATATTTGTAAAGGGCATCGTTAGGTAGGTTTGTTTCTGCTAAGACATGCACACTCACAAAAGATATCTGTTGTCAAGTGTTTTATAAATACTAGAGAAAAATTGAGTAAGGTACCCCTCGGTACAAGTGAGGGGGTGGGGGGAAGCATACCGCCTCTGAAATTGGTCATAGTGTACATCCACCAATAAATAAACCTTGAGTCCCTTGATGTATATGGGATGTTAAGATAGCCTTAATTAATTTAAGGATGCTAAAGGAACCTTAAGCCTTCTTGTATGATACGCTAAGAGCCTAGAGCCATGCTGGTTATGACTTCTTTAGGTGTTAAGCCTTCAGCTAACAGCCTCTCAGCCAATATGAGATCACTCTCTTTTGTTATAGTATTAAACAACCTAGTTAAGTCATCATCTCTATGAATACCTGATTCTTTAACCTGAGCTAGTATATGATCCGCTTCAATGCTATTGATTAATTTAGTATGTTTAATAGTTTCGGTTATATCAGCGTTAGTGAATTGAAACTCTTTTAAGTCATCATCTTTTATACTGTCATCATAGATAATTCTACGGGTATTACCTTTTAATAATGGGAAGTAATTATTTTCAGTTTTTATAATACCTTGCGCTTCTAACTTCTTTAAGTGTTTATGAATATTGGCCGGTGTACAGCCTAAGTCATTGGCTATAGTCTTTAAACTAACAAAAGAATAACCGCCTTTGTTACAATAGCTTGCCAATATAGCCAGCACTCTTAAATTCTCGCCTGATACTTTTCTATTCAAAAAAGCCTTCAAAGGTACTACACAAAACTTGCGTAGATCCTCATTTTTAACTGTCTTTAGCTTTATTTTATCGGGAATTTTATATTTGGATTCAATCATTTATCAATTATATCAAATTATTTTACATTTACCTATTGACAAATAGATATCTATTGATCCATACTCTTTTTAACGCTTCAGGGCGTTATTTTAAATTAACCAAAAAAGGTAAACAAAATGGATAAGATCAAGTTTTCAGAATACTTAACTGATATTGTAACAAAAGAAGGTGTTTTATCATCATGTTATTCAACGTTTCATAACTACTCTTTATTGAATCAATTGTTAGCATCAAGTCAATTGCAAGCCCGTGGCCAAAATATAGCGCCAATAGCATCATATAAAAAATGGCAAGAACTAGGTAGACAAGTAAAAAAAGGCTCAAAGGCTATCGCGTTATTAATGCCGGTAATAGTCAATAAAAAAGACGCGCAAGGCCAAAAGACCGATGACAAAATGCAATTTTTTATAACACGTAACAATTGGTTTTCTTTAGATGATACGGAAGGCGCTGAATTTAAGCCAGAAGTTAAAATAGCCGCATGGGATAAAGACAAGGCTATGGCCGCATTAAATATCACGGAAGCGCCTTTTGAATATGTTATTGGCAATGCGCAAGGCTATGCTAAAGACAGATCCGTGGCCATTAATCCATTGGCTATACTTCCGCATAAAACACGCTTCCATGAATTGGCTCATATAGTGCTAGGTCATACTAAAGAAAATGCGCTTATGAGTGATTCAGAAAATACACCAAAAAGCATTAAAGAAGTAGAGGCTGAATCAGTAGCATATATCCTATGCGAACTCTTAGGCCTTGAAGGTGTAAAAGAATCACGCGGCTATATTCAGCATTGGCTTAATTCTGATACGATACCGGATAAGAGCGCTCAAAAGATATTTGGCGCGGCTGATAAGATATTGAAGGCCGGTCAATAAGATCTTATAAGGCCTTAGCAATAGGGCCTTATGCGGTCAATTTGGCCATATTAATAAACCATGAAAGGTAAACAAAATGTATAAAATCAAAACATTCAAAACAATAGAGGCCCGCGATCTATGGCTTCAAAAACATGATGGCCTCATTCAGTTTGATGAGATCTTTATTAATAATGGGTATGGTGTAGAGTACCGCTATTTAAAAAAGGTCTATTAAAATGGGAACTCGATCATTAACATATATTTATGATGTTGAATCAAAGGCAAAAGACAAACCTTTTACGTGTATTTATATTCACTATGATGGATATTTAGAGGGCGTTGGCTTTGAACTTGCTAACTTAATAACCAATACATATAAAGATAACAATGGAATGCACTGTTTAGCTGGCTTATTAATATGCGGCTTAAAAGAAAATAAACCATGCAATGTTTATATATACCCGCCTGAACTTGATATAAATTCATGGCAAGAATATGAGTATCATATTTATAAAGACGTTGTTAGAGTTTATAAAGTAGATGCCAATGTTAAACATTCAATTTTTGAAGGTTCATACTTAGAATTTTATAATCATTGCAATGCAATAACACTTAAAAAGAAGGCGGCTTAATATGACTAACTTATTAAAGAACTTTATTTGGCTAGTATTAAGCTTCATAAGTGTTTATTGCTGGCTTTTACTATTGTTAGGATTCTAAAGTCATCTTTTAAGGCGTTAGCAATAGCGCCTTAATGGGCTAACTTTGGCCGATAAACCATGAAAGGTAAACAAAATGATTAACAATTCAATTAATCTTAACAGCGCCCTTTGGCAAGGCATGGAAAAAGAACACTTAGATTTAAATAATCAAATATCAGAGGCTCAATGGTCTAGATTTTTAGGCATGTATTCAAGTATATATGCGGATGAGGCAAGCGAGTTAGCTCAACGCCTTTTCAGTGAATACAAAATTAATTATCTTAACTTATATAAATAAACCATGAAAGGTAAATAACATGATAGCAATTAACAGCATTAATGAATTAAAAAAACACGTTGATGATAGCCCTTATAATGAATTTTGTTTGAAGCTTAATTATGGATTGAGATCTACCAAAAGAATCCAATATTGGCCCGAAAATGATTCATGGTGTATTTTCAACGGATTTGATGACAGCATGGCCAAATATAAATCAACGGATGATTTTATAAAGAATGAATCTTTGATTTATAAAGCCATAAATAGCAATGCATTTTTTAAAGACTAACTAAACCATGAAAGGTTAATCAAATGAAAGAATCTCAAAGCATTGAGAAGGCTAAAAGCCTTTTAATAAAACACGCTAAAACAAAAGGCGTTTATGAGAATTTTGGACAGCGTGAAGTAATAAAGCTTAAAGATAAATACGGAAACACACCACAAGTAAGCGCTTTTTTTGATTGGTGTATTAATTACACAGTTTATTAAACCATGAAAGGTATATATGAAATTCATAGCTTATTATCGCGTAAGCACTGAAAAGCAAGGCCAAAGCGGCTTAGGCTTAGAGGCGCAAAAAACTATTTGCTACGCTTACGCGCGTAGCATTAATGCTGAGATTATCTCAGAATTTACTGACATTGAAAGCGGTTCTCATAATGACAGGCCGGAACTTAATAAGGCTTTAGCTATGATTGAGAATGATTCTTATTCTCGTTTACTTGTAGCTAAGCAATGCCGGCTAACTCGATCCGTTGCATTGATGAGTAGCCTATTGGAAAAGAAGGTGCGGCTTACTATAGCTGAAACACCCGAAGCTAGTATTTTTGAACTTCATATTAGAGCTGTATTAAATGAGGAAACAAGGCGGCAAATCTCGATTAATACGCGCAACGCTCTAATGGCCGCTAAAGCTAGAGGCGTAAGACTTGGCGCGCCAGCACATATTTTACTTGAAGCAGCTTACGAAGGTGGTAGGGCGCAAGCTAAAGTTAAGATAGCATACGCATTAAAAATCAAGCCTATGTTTGACTTGGCCATGGCAAATTGTGGCCGAGTATCATGTCGCAACATCGCAAATAAACTTAATGAACTAAGTGTTAAAACATACTCAGGTGGTACATGGACAGCGCCAAATGTATCTTATTATTTAAACAATATCAAAGACAAGGAAAACATAAGATGGTAGAAAAAGCCGTAGGAAAATTAACGCCTGATGACATGATGTCATGTTCAAGGCTTCCAGCATTGTTAGGGTTTAGTAAATTTAGGACGCCAAATGATGAATTGAAATATTCAATAAATGCTATTAATGGTGAACCTAATGAGTTTGTAGAAAATGAACCTATCCTGTGGGGTAATTTGACCGAGAAGCTAATCATCGCAGAAGCATGCAAACGATTAGGCGTTGAGATTGATGAGTTAAACCATGACAAGCCTTACTTTCATCCTGATATACCATTGGCTACAAGCCTTGATGGCACAGCGTCTGGCAATGATACTGTTATCTATACTGACATCTCAAAAGGGATCTATGTCATGGGTGCAGATTCAATTAAGCTAGATGGCTATGGCATTATAGAAGCAAAGCTAACAGGCCAAGACGTTGAGGACTCACCGGCATTGTATCGTGGTGTGATTCAGCTTCAAGGCCAAATGGATATTATGAAAGCTACATGGGGTGCTTTATGTGTTTTATATAGAGGTACTCAGCTTAGGGTTTTCTTATATGAGCGCAATGAGGATCAAGTAAACATGATCCATAATGCTGTTGAGGATTTTCAGCAGCGCATTGATATATATAAATCAAGCCAAGAAATTGAATGGTATCCGTTAAATAATTCTTTTGAAGCTGCACGTATATTTGATCGCGCTGAAAAGAGTACGATTGAATTGCCTGAAATCGAGATCCAAGCTGAGAAGATCATAGATCTTCGTGAGAAAATCATGGAGTTAGAGACTGCTATTGATAGCTTACAGATTAATATCATGGAGCAGATGCGTGATAATGAAGTATGTAATGCGGGTCGTTACAAGATCTCATGGCCTATGCGTCAATACAAAGCACAGCCAGAAAAGAAGGTGCCAGCAAAAGAAGCCTATGTTATTAGGCAATCTAAATTATCAATTAAGGATCGTATATGATTAACAAATTAACTCACTTTCAGATTCGTAAGAAATGGCGTGTCAAGCTACATCTAAAGCGATGCCGCGATCAGGATCAGTCAGGAGCTAGGTATGGCCGCGATGCTATGGTACTTAACCGAGCTATGGATATTTATAAGATTGATGGTAGGAGAGCAGCATGGTAGATAACGATCAAGATCGTTTTGAAGCAGAAGTTATGAATGAATTACAACAACAGGAGAAAAGTATGAAAACTATATCAGCAGCATTTATCAAAGCACAAAAGGAGTTTGCTCCGGCAATTAAAACAGCTACTAATCCACACTTTCGCAGTAAGTACGTGAACTTGGAAGGGTGTATTGAGGCAGTCATTGACGCACTACATAACAATGGCATTGGTCTTATACAAAAGACGCATGATTGTGATGATGGTGTCAAGGTAGAGACTGTGTTTATCCATGAGTCAGGTGAGACTTTAAG